ACACTATATGGTGGAATAATATATTTTTCCTTTAGTGTTTCTTTTATCTCTGTTCCAAATAAATCTTTTGCCATTGCTAAAAAATAATTAAAATGTTTTTGTGAGTTCACAGAGAAAAAAATAAATCAGCTTATAACAGCACCTATACGCAATTTTCCCACCGCACAAAGCCGACACACAACTGCGTATAGCTGCAAAAAGTTATCATATTGAACTGCTGTTTGCTTTTTCATATCAATATTCTTTTTGGTTATCTATCTCTTCCATGTAACGCTGCTTCCGGTATTCGGTAAATTGATAAGGCTTGTTTTGATACACCTTAAACCACTTGCTATCCTTCCATTCGGGCAGCGCATCGTACTCCTCCATGATTTGCTTTTCAAATGGTGAGTTACTCACACGCTTCGCTTCAACTTTCGGTGCTTCTTGCAGCTTCAATCGGTCAACCGTATCATGCAATGCCTGGTTGATTTGTGGATGATTGAAGATTTCATACAGATTGCTATTGCTTTGCTTCTCTTGCTGTATGCGTTCGGTGATAGCACCTCGTTTTGTCATGTATTTTTTGATCCATTCAAAGAATACCTGGCCATCTATCCGGTTATACAGCGGCCCGAATTCACCTTTCATTGCCATGCGAAAGCATATCTGCAATTCATCAACACGCAGGTAGTAGTATTCCTCCATAATCAATTCAGCAGTTAATGACAGCTGTTGTGCGTTCATTGGCTGTTGCAGGTTAAAGTATTGTTGGCATGCATCCATCATTGCGATCATTACATTTATCGCAGCTTGTTGACCTTTTTCTGTTTTAATGGTCACCAACATTGGTGATGTTTTGCGCACCAAAATCTCGTGCAAGTTCACTTCTGTACTGTTCGCGGAACTGCTCAAGTTCAATATTGCGTTTTGTTCTTTCATCTTGAATTATGTTATTTGGGTTTTTATTTGGTTCAAATTTAGAATTATTTACCATCCAGTTACGTGCGGAAGCTTTCCAATCTTTCATAGGGTTGCGTCCTTGCTTCCATCCATTGGCTTCGTAGTAGTTAAAAAATTTCGCGGCCTCGGTGTTTATTTTTTCATCAGTCCACTGCATGTGCTTTAGAACTGAATACTCACCCATAAAATTATAAACTTCATTTTCAGTTGGTGGTGCGAATGCACTACGTTTATGGTTTATGGTTTGTGGTTTATTGTTTACTTGTTTATGAATGTCGCAGTTGCTTTCAACATTGCTTTGTACTGTGCTTTCACTTTGCTTTGTCAAGTGCTTCATCAGTGCTTTATCAAGTGCTTTATTAAGTGCTTTGTCAAATTTTGATAGAGCAACTATATTGCATTGATGCTGATTAACTGCCTTCTTTACTATCTTAACGAATTGCCATTGAACCAAATCGTCAAAACATTTCTTGTATGTGTTGTAGCTTTTGCAACCCATACCTTGCATGCACTCACTGGCTGTGATTTGGAATATATCCACCCAACCTAATCGGTTATTTATCTCAACGAGCCATAGGTACAAGATACCATGCGAAGCGGTTACTTGCTCCGGGTGTTCAAACGCATAGTCAAACCATGCACGTGAATATGAATAGCCATTATTTTTCATTAAGTATTTTTTGAAGATGAAGAAGCATTTGATTTGCTTCGTAATCGGTCATAAAAACATAAACTCCTTCACCATCCGATTCTCTAAATGATGAAATCAGAATAGCTCCATTAAGTCGAATTATCTGAACAAAATTTTGGTTTTGCATATCCCTAAAACGATTAGGATATAGGTCTAATTGAAAATTACTTTGATCACGATACATAAAACTAAATACCCACCACTACACGTAAAGGCTCCTCCGCGCACGAAAGTGCTATGGCATTACGGCAGTGATGGGATTTAAAATGTTTTTCATACGGAAGGAGCAATGCAAAGATAGTCAAACTATCTATGCTTCCAAATAATTTTTAATGGTCAATGTGAATTCTTCAAATGACCTGCACACCTTAACGCAGTATCCTGCATTGATTAGCTGTGCGTGAACGATTTTTTGCATATCGGAAAGCTTTCCCTTCTCTGTTTTCATCTCAATGAATAGCGCATGGTATGGACCTGATGGCATGCATATCATTAAATCAGGCATACCGGGCATTGCACCTTCGGCTTTAAGGATGTTCCAGCGTTTGGCTCTTTGCACTGGTGTACCACCTATGAAAACTCCATTAGGAAAAGAAGCGATTAATGTGCGCGGAAACGAATAACGGAACCACTCAACACATCGCTGCTGTATTTTGCTTTCTTCATGCTTCATTAGCGACAAGATTAGAGATTGCATACCAAAACTTACCTACATATTGTTCATCACCTTCAACCTCTATGATAGGTAAGTGCCTTTCAAGTTGGTTGAATTCCCAATGACTCATGCTGTTTACTTCATAATCGCAGCCAAGTGATATAGGACAGTATGCAATGTTGTGCCGGTTAACAGGTGTATCAAACTTCACCAGGTAGTTAGTGCTATGATTGATGGTTACCATGTAATAGCTGCGCAGCTCGTTAACTATTTTACGCTTTACGATGTAGTAGGTAGCAGGGCCAATGCGCCTGATGTTATGTACATCGTATTCGCTCTGCAGCGATTCATCAAAAGACTCCAGCATTTCCATTTCATCCAGGTGCTGCTCCATTGCCCGGTAGCGTTTCTCTTTTTGATCTACGTCAAACACCATCTTGCACCAATTGAGCATCGTGTGCGTGTTAATGTTTAATGCTTTTGCTATCGAATGATACGGCATAGAATTGATATGCTTAGTAATAAACAGCACATCTTCGCGTGATGGTACTTTGTGATTTCGTTTTAGACTAATTCCTTTATTCATCGCCTTCATGTTTTATAGTTATGTGTTCGACTAGTTCTGTTACAGGCATGTCAAGTGCCTTTGCTAAGTTAACTAATTGGGCAACTTTGATGCTTCCGCTATCGTGCATCCAATTGTATAGCGTCTTGCGTACGATGGGGGTGTTACTCCGCTGCATCGCGCGAAGTAGGGCAAGCTTACTGCCTACCCTACTTTCGATTAGTTGATTTAATTTACTATTCTTCATTCTATCGGTTTTAGATGGTGATTCAATGCATAGTACAAGTCACGATGAGCCTTTGTGAATTGCTCTTCGAATTCATCGCTAGTGATGCGAAGCATATTGTCTTGATCCATTTGCTTCTTCAAATGTTCAGCAGCTTCAGTATCATCTTTATACGAGCGTGTAGATACACTCCAATTACCATTCAAATCATAGATGGTAATTAGTGTGCGCTCTTCAGTCATGCAGAAGAAGGTTTTAAGATACCTGCCTGTGCTGAAGAAGAAAGGCAATTCAATGTTGTTCGTTTCAACTGTTACCGGAACTCGGTGTTTGATTTCTAAAGTGTTCATGTTATTGAGAGTTTTAAATTAATAGCAATTATCGCAAGAGCATTTTACGTATGACTTATCACGAAGCTCATCAATGGCTTCATCAATGAATAGCTTCCAATCTTGTTCGGCTTCGCTTTCATCATTGGCAGCATTCCACTGATGCATCAAATCAATGCATGCAGCTTTTACTTCATCATAGTAATTGAATGCCCAATCGCAGTTGATGCATGGTACATACCCATCATTGCTTGGTGAAGTTGGGTAGTTATTGATAAGAGTTGAAATCATAGTGTTTTATGTTATCTTTGTGTGTGCAAATATATATACGAAGTGCAATTAGTTACACCAAAATCTAAAAATTTTAACATTTGGTATTTTGGATTGCATTGATTATGAGATAAATAAGAATTACAAGGGGTGGCTGCAAAAGGCTACGGGACTTGCTCACGATAAAAGTAAGGGTAGTGATCTATTGCACGAAGTCTTAGCTAGGCTAATGGATAGGCCAAAAGAAGATGTGCAGGATATCGTGTGCAATGGTAAGGTAAGCAGCTACGTTAATCGTGCACTATGGCTATCGTGGCACAGCAATAGAAGTGATTACGCAGTGAAGTATCGCAAATACTACGATGTGATAATAGATAGCACCATTGATGACGGTAAAACAGATGAAACCTGGATAGGTGCATTCATAGATGGCGAGTATCTGTTCAATGCTATTGGTCGGTTAAACGAATTCGATGCGATACTACTGCGCCTATACAGCAAACCTGATTTCGATTATAAGCAATTAAGTGCCGATACAGGCATACCATATAATTATCTGCGCACTAGCATTCATCGTGCGCTAAAACGAATACGCGAATATGTTCAACTTCAACGTGCCATTGCACATTCAACGAGAGAGGCTTAACATCTGCAAGACGTGCAAATTTTTTAAGCCTATTACCCAGAGCTGCGGCACCTTGCTCATAGGTGGTGAGGTCGAGCCGGAAGAAAACAATGTGACTTTCTACCGCGAGAAGATAAAGCTGTGCGGGTGTGTTATGCCTATCAAGACAAAGTTCCGTTTTACATCCTGCCCAGCACATAAATGGCACAGCCTGGATTGGAAACCAGAAGAAGTGCAAGCATTAGATGAGTTCATAAAACGCATTCATGGAAAGCACAAGCTTGATATGGAAGATGTACAACTGTTGTATCATTGGTTCAGCAAAGTGACTAAGAAGCACCAACAACCTTCGCAATGTGCATCGTGCATACGCGATTTGATTAACGAATTCCGCAGACAACTAGGTAAACTCGAAACAAAATGAAGATACAACTAGCACTCACTAAGATATCATTTGATTATGATGGTACTCTATCAACTACTAAGGGCAAAGAGCTGGCTGCGGAAAAGATTGAGACAGGCCATGAAGTGTGGATTATAACCGCACGCACACGCGAAGACAACAACAACGCAGTATATACCACAGCTGAACGCTTAGGCATACCACGCAAACGCATCAAGTTCACTAACGGACAAGACAAGTGGAAGTTTATGCAGCGATATGATATCGATATTCACTACGATAACAACTTAGATCAAGTCAACTTAATAAACGAACGCACCTTAACTCGTGCAATCCTATTTACTTAAACATATGCCATTACCAACACCAACACCAGACGAATCAAAGAGCGCATTCATAGCACGCTGCATGAGTGATGCAAAGACTAAAGAAGAATACCCGGATGCACAGCAACGCATAGCGGTATGTATCGTCCAATATGAGCAGAAGTAATTACATGAAAGAAAAGAAACACAACTATTTGTACAAGATTACTTGCAATCTTGACAATACCATATACATCGGTGTGCATAGCACCAATAATCTAAATGATGGGTACAAAGGTTCAGGCACTTTACTAAAACGTAAAGTAGCCAAACATGGTTGGGAAAACTTTACCAAGGAAGTATTACACGACTATCCAACAAGAAAGGAGATGTTGAATGCTGAAAAGGAATACGTCAATGATTCATTTTTAAAGTTGGAACACGTGATGAATTTAGTATCTGGTGGTGGAGGATGGCAAACACCATTAGCCACAAAAGCCAAACGAGGATATACATTGCGTAATCCAAGACAATACATCATGTACGATGCTGAATACGTCTATAAGTTAAACCTAAGATGTAAAGAGTTTAAAGTGTATGGTGGTGAAATAGCCGAAATAATTGGTAAATTTTTGATTAATGAAATACCATTTTTGTTCAAATATCTAAACGAAATGTATAATCAAAAAGAAACACATAAGGAAGCAGAGAAGTTTATTAATCGCATCTATCGTGCGCCTATGTTTCATAATAATCTCTACATCGAAAAGAGAAAACGTCAACTAACACTAATATAAAGATGGCTTATAATTTCCAAAAATCCGATATAAAAAAGGCAATCGAAGGTTCGGGTGGTTACATATCCGAAATAGCACGCAGATTGAAGTGCGACTGGCATACTGCCGATAAGTACATTAAAGAGTTCGAACTAACTGAAGACCTAGTTGTAGAAGATGAAAGAGCAACTGATCGTGCCGAAATCAAACTAATGCAAGCAATAGAAGATGGTGAAATAGCCGCTATCATTTTTCGTTTAAAGACTAAAGGCAAAAAACGTGGTTACGTAGAACGTCAAGAAGTCACAGGCGCAGGTGGTGATAAGGTAATCATCCAAGTGCATTCAGATCTGTCACAAAAAGAAACCAAA